TCTAGCTTCCATAAGCCTAACTTCCTCGGCTACTTCATCTAGAAACGTTTTAACTTCTTTTTCCATTTCTTCAATAAATTTATTGTCACGCATCATGCGTTTAAGAAAATGCCTGCTGCCCTCTGGAAATCTATCATCGTAACTAAAAAAATCTACCCATTCAGCTCCTGTGCAAGACATTTGAGCCATCATTTGAATTTTATATTTTGTTGGTGGTTCATCTGCTTTTATGTATGACCAATGAACAGCGCTACTAAACGGATTTTTTATTTCAACCAATCCCATTCTGCCAGCATTTTTTTCAATATAAATAACTCCGTCAGGTGATGCGCCATACCATTCAATTGTTTTATGTTTTATAAATGAAACTTCTTCAACAAAATTTTCAGTAAGCAATTCGTATGCTTGACGTGCAAATGGCTCTTTTTCAGAACCATGTTGCATTGCTTCATTTTTATAACCTTCTTCAATGATGCCTGTTACACGTTGAATAGCTAATTCAATTAAATAATTTTGTCGACTAGCACTTGGGCCTGTTTTAGTTTTAGCTAAAATATCTGCCACGCGTGATGCTGTGACATGGCCTCGGCGCTGTTCCAACCATGCTGGTGTATTTTGGGTTATGATGTCAGACATTATTTGTTCCCTCCAATTTATATTCAGCTACTACACAAACTTCTTTAAACTTATTTTTAACTTTTTTATTTGTGGTTGTTATGTCATAACCTTTTTTGCGTAAGTTAAAAACAGTATCGGCTAATCTATATATGCCTAATTGAGTCCATGCTTTTAATGGATCAATCTTGCCATGCTTTTCTAAATACTCGGTTAAACGTTCTTGTTGGTTCATATTATTCCCCTAGTTCAAGTTTACGATCAGATAAATACTTCTTTAACTTTGCTAATGACGCCTGGTCAAAGTTTGCGTGTTGTTTATATATAGCCATTAATTCCTCAATAGATTCAGCTTTATTAATTTCTTTAATAGCTTCTTCTAATTCATCTTGGGTTGTAGGTTCAGATTGTGGTAAATCCTCGCCAGCGTATATATAAAGACCAATACCATGTAAAGCTATTGCTTTAGCTAAACAACGTTGCATAGCAGTATTAACTGCCATAGCGTCAGGATTCATTACAGCTTTATTCTTGTAATCTAATACAGGAAGTTGTGCTGTCATAGTTTTACCAAAAGCTGTGACTGAACAAAATACCATTAAAGTATCGCCAAATTGACGTGGCTCTTTATATTCCCAGGTGGCTTGTGGATCATTAGATAATAATTGATCGACTGCCCATGCCCATGAAAGATACGTTAAATTGCCTTTCTTTTCCGTATGGTCATTAACATTAATCTTTTTTAATTCGTTAAAAGTAATCATCTACCGCTCCTTAATTGTTTTGCTAAAGTTATTGCTTTTTTAAATCTAAAGCCTTTTGAATATAAAAATATAACGTCTCGAATATAGTTAATCATAGAAAATCTCCATGTGAATGGCCCATGTCATACATTTGGTCAAAAGGGCCTTGATAGACATTAGCTTCATTTAACTTTTTTTCTGTAATACCCATCGCTTCCTCAAAAAAGGCATTACTTATAGATTTGGCAAAAAGATTAACACTAATCATATCGCCACGTTCATTAGCCCAATATAAAGCACGAATTGTGCCAGCTAGTTGTTCCATATCCATGTGGGCTAAAACTTCTACTGGGTCAGTATCAATTAAATCTTCTGCATATTCTTGTTGGATAGTCATATTAAGCTCCGAAATGTTTGCAAAGTATTGGATATAAGAAATAGAGCCATAAAGCTCCATATAGATATATTGCTAGAACCGTAACGATCATGCCTTTTGTTTTCATATTTCCTCCATAAATTTAAAAACTACAGTTGCATTATTAACTATTTGTTATTATGATGTCAACAACTATTTAACAAAAAGTTATAGGAAAAAACATGACAGATAGCGAAATTATTGACTTTTATGGCGGTTCTAAAGCCCTTTGTAAGCGCCTGGGCTGGTCTGGAATTAGCCAGGAAATTAAGGTTTATCAATGGAAAAAGCGAGGTATTCCAGCCAAAATCAAGCTTCAATACCCTGAAATCTTTTTAAAACGTAAATTTAAACAATAGGGATTATATGCACTATTTTCAACATAATATAGCGGATTATCGCAAGGATACCATGCACCTATCGCTATTAGAACATGGGGTTTATAGGCAATTATTAGATCAATATTACCTTAATGAACAGCCATTATCAGATGATCCTGAACGCATTATGAGATTAATTAATGCTAAAACTGATGAGGAAAAACAGGCAGTTTTGAACATTTTAAGTGATTTTTTTGAAGAAACTACTATTGGATTTATTCATAAAAGATGTGATTTAGAGATAAAAACATACAATGAAAAATCAATCAAAGCTTCAAATTCTGCTAAAATACGCTGGGATAATGCAAATGGTATGCAATCGCATAGCGAACCCAATGCTAACCATAAACCAATAACCATTAACCATAAACCAATAACCAATATAAAACCCTTGTCCGATTTTGATTTATTTTGGATGGCATATCCTAAAAAAGTCGGTAAAGAAGCTGCAAGAAAATCTTGGGATAAGGTTAAACCTGATTTAAAGACTGTATTAGAAACACTTAAATGGCAAAAACAAAGCGATCAATGGTTTAAGAATAATGGGCAATACATACCGAACCCAAGCACGTATCTTAATCAACATAGATTTTTAGACCAACGCAATGATAATAGGGAGGCATTTTGATAGAACAAGAAAAGATTGGCTTTAAAGACATGATGCACTCTGTCACTACAATTTATTCAAGGCCTGACTTGGATCGTGAAACTTTGCGTATATGGTGGGCTAAATTAGAAAAGTATGAGTTTATGGTTGTATCAAAAGCTTTTGATCGTTATGTCAACAATAATAAATTTATGCCTACCATATCAGACATATTAGATATTTGTAGGATGCAAGAACCAAAAGAATTTGTAAAAGCATTGCCCAGGCATTTTACTGAACAAGAAATAAGAAATAACCATGACAGAATGAAACGAGTTGCAAGTGAAATAGCAAGTAGGCCAACTGCCGATCCTAAAGCATGGGCTAGACGAATATTAAATGATTCAGAAAAAGGCAGATATAAAAATGACATTGGTATTAAATTTGCTAAAGAAGCTTTAAGGATTAAATGAATTGTGAATTATGCAATGAAAATCGTGGTCGTTTTAATTTTAATAACGAGTGTTGTTGGGTGCGCTGGCTACGACGTGCTTATAAACCACACGCAAGGTCAATGCTTGAACGATACGAAAAGAAACATGGTCGAGCAGAGATGTTAGAGTTAATTAGAAAGGTAAAACATGAAACGATTTAGTGTAATCATTGAAGTTGAATTGGATGACAAAAAATATAGCGAAGTTGAATCATGGGGTGTAGAGCCTTCTGATTATGTAAACTCTGTTATAACCGATCATGCTAGGGATAGAGGATTTCTTATGAAAACTTCTGTAACCGAAGTAGAAAAAAGTCTATACAATAGATTAAGAATTGCAGCAGATGACTTTATTGGTAAAGATGCAATAGCCGATATAGAAGAGGCTGCATTAGCTAACGCTAGATGTATTGGCGGAAATTGCGAGGACTAATGTTTAATTATGTAGTGATTGATGACTTTAATGAAGCGATAAGAAAATTTAGAACAAAGCATGAAGCTTTGTTTTATATTTTAAATAAACCTAATCACATCATTAAACGATTACCAAAACAACCCAAAGAAAATGTATTTGATTTAATTAAAGCTGAACCATTATTTTAGGAGGAAATATGGCGCATGAAGCAGGTAAAGGTGATTTGTATAGATCAGTTGATAAAAAGAAGTTTGACGAAAACTTTGATAAGATTTTTGGTGAACGCATTAAGAATCAAAAATTATCTGAAGCTGATATGTATGAATACGAGTTGGATAAATCTACAGGGGAGGTTATTCGTGTTACTAAATAACTTTTATGGAGTGAAGTTGCCTATTACCACAAAAGATATTGAATTCATAGAAAGACGCAACATAAGAGTTCAATTCTTAAAAAGACAATTAGGCAATAAATATGTATTATTTAATTTAACCACAAAGGAAAATAAAAATGGCTAGTAAAAAATTAATGGATTTGGCAGTAAAGACAGGTGAATATACAAACAAAGAAGGTGCAGTAAAAGGCACTTATGAAAATATTGGCGCAGTTATGGAATCAGATGGCCGTAAGTATATTTTATTGAATAGAACATTTAATCCAGCAGGTTTACCTAATCCTGATAACAGAAGCACAATCATTGTTTCATTGTTTGAACCTAGAGGCAAAGAATCTGCACCTGCGCCTAAAACAAACTTTGATGACATGGAATCAGACATTCCGTTCTAACATGGATGAGTTTGACAGAGCCAGCGAGCTAGAAGAACAATATCGTAACGCTGCAATAAAGCACGTTAGAGATAATGACATGAATTACAAGCACGTTGGCGTTTGTCTAAATTGTGGAGCTAAATCTTTAATAAGATTTTGTAATTTAGATTGTCGTGATGATTATGAGAAAAGGACAAAATGAGAACAGAATACCTAGCTAAAACTATTCGTCTTGTTGGAAAGACACAAATAGACACAGCAATCAATGCAATACAAAATGCACCTATTGATTTAGATAAACCTTTAGAAGTTGTTATTCGTGAAGAACAAAAATCAAGATCATTAAACGCTAATGCTTTGATGTGGGCAGGCCCATTAAATGACATTGCTCAACAAGCATGGGTGCATGGCAGACAATATTCAGCTTTAATATGGCACGAATACTTTAAAGAAAAATTCTTACCTGACTTTCCTGATTCTAAATTAGTTAAAGAAGGATATAGAAAATACGAAGAAACTCCTGACGGCAGACGTGTATTAGTTGGATCAACTTCCAAGCTTACTAAATTAGGTTTTAGTAATTACATGGAACAAATATATGCTTATGGTGCAGATTTAGGAGTAAGATTTCGTGAAGCCAATCAAACAGAAGAAGTGTAAAATATGTAAAGCATACTTTACACCCTTAAAACCGCTTCAGTTAGTGTGCCAATGGAAGTGTGCAATTGAATTTGCAAAGAATCAAAAAATTAAAACCGTCAAAAAAGAAGTAAAAGAAGCTAAATTAAAATTAAAAAGCCGATCCGATTGGTTGAAAGAAACTCAAGTAGTATTTAATAAATATATAAGATTAAGGGATCAGAATGACGGTTGTATTAGTTGTGGGTCAACAAGTGCCTCATCATATCATGCAGGCCATTACCGAAGCATTGGAAGTGCAGGACACCTTCGATTTAACGAGCATAACTGCCACAGACAATGCGCAGCCTGTAACACCCATTTATCTGGTAACCTCATCCGCTACAGACTCGGACTTATTAGAAAAATTGGAATACAGCTTGTTGAAACACTCGAATCTGATAATGCGACAGTAAAGTGGTCAATAGACGAAATAAAGATACTCAAAGCTCAATTTTCTGCTAAAATAAAAGCTCACGAAGCGAATAAATCGTGAAAATTTAGCTAAATTTAGATTAAAAGGAACTCAAAATGGGTATGAAAGACGCAGAAAAATATACACCAGGCGTATCAGGTGAGAAAATGCCTAAAGGCGTTCTTGCTTCTGACACTTCAGGTGAAAAGAAAGTTGCAGTAAAAGGCGGTGTTGGTATGGGTAAAGCTGATGGACTTGGTTTACGCGAAGCTTCACACGCTGGTAAATACGATGGTCGTTTAGGTGAATTAAAAGGTGGCGCTAGAGAACACGTTGCTTACGATCACAAACGCATAGAACACGAACAAGACGGTATGTAATAAAACGAAATCCCAACCAGCCCTAGCCTGATTGGGAGTTTCTAACCAAATATTAATGGAGGTAATAAGTGGCTGTATTAAATTCTAAAGAAATTTGCAAACATTGTAAATTCTTTTCTTTTGGCGATGTATTAGGATCATGTCATCGCTATCCTCAAACTTACAATAAACATGAAAACGATTGGTGCGGTGAATACATCGAAGATCAATCACGCATAACCATTGAATTTGTTAAACATGAGATCAAACTTGATATGAAATCACATCAAGAATCTAAATTAAAAGGCAAAAAGAAATGATTAGACCCTTTGCAGACAAAATCCTAGTAAAACCTATTGAACGTGAAGATAAGTCAGCCATACCTGGCTTTGTTTACGCTGAAGAATACAATACAGGTGTCGTAATAGCAGTTGGCCCTGGTAAAAAGATCAAAGAAGGTAAATATGATATTATGCCTGTATCTGTAGGTGACCGAATTAGATTTGGCACTATGGGTAAAGACGAATATCTTAAATTTCAACCTGTTATGGATAATGGCGAGAAATATCTCATTATGTCATGGCAAGATGTAGCATTTATAGACGAAAAGGAATAAAATTATGCCACTAAAAAAATCAACAAGCAAAGAAGCTTTTAAATCTAACATTAAAGCTGAAGTAAAAGCAGGTAAGCCCATTAAACAGGCAGTTGCAATCGCCTACAGCGAGAAGCGAGAAGCAGCTAAAAAGAAGAAAAAGTAATACTTTTTTAAATAATTAAATCAAAAAAAGTGATATATATTACACATTTTAACCAAGGAGCAAATCATGGCCATTAAGTTGGAACTTGAAATCAAAGAAGCAGAATTAGTATTAGCAGGTCTTTATAAATTACCTATGGAGTTTGCTGAACCTTTAGTAGCTAAAATTAAAGGTCAAGCATTACCACAAGTGCAAGAACAATCTACTCCTGTAGAAGTTACTCCAGCAGAACCATTGCCTGAAGAACCGACTGTATAATATAATTTAATCAATTAGTTAATAGTTGAGTTAATTATGGGCGCACCAATAGGCAATCACAACAATGCAAGAGCAAAGATATTTTATGATGCTTTGCGTAAGCACATTGTTCAAAACCCTGAAAAGCTACCTCAAGTTGTTGAAGGTTTAGTCGAAGCAGCAGTTGCTCGTGAACCTTGGGCAGTAAAAGAGGTTATTGATAGATTGGATGGCAAAGCTGTTCAACTTCAAGAGATTACAGGTGCAGAAGGCAGTCCATTGTTAACAGGCATCGAAGTAACTTTTGTAAAACCTAGTGAATGAGCAAGAATTACAGGAAGCCATAGGGAAAGTTCAGTTTCCTTTTAAGCTTTCTTGTCTATTTGAACCAAAAGAATCACGCTATCGAGTTCTTTATGGAGGTCGAGGCGGTGCAAAGTCTTGGGGTGTCGCAAGAGCTTTACTCATAAAAGGCGCTAAAAACCCTACTCGCGTATTATGCGCTAGAGAATTTATGACATCCATGAAGGATTCTGTTCATAAGCTTCTATCAGATCAAATCATTGAAATGGGTCTAGAGTCATTTTATGAAGTTACCCAAGCTACAATCAGAGGATTAAACGGCACAGAGTTTGCCTTTGTTGGCTTAAAGAACAATATTGCCAATGTTAAGTCTTTTGAGGGTATTGATGTATGTTGGGTAGAAGAAGCTCAAACAGTATCAAAAACATCATGGAATGTTCTTATTCCTACTATCCGTAAAGAGAAATCAGAAATATGGATAACATTCAATCCTGAATTAGAATCAGACGAAACCTATCAAAGATTCATTGTAAGCCCACCTGAAAACTCTGTAGTTCAAAGAATTAATTGGAATGATAATCCTTGGTTTCCTGAAACATTGCGCATGGAAAAGGATGCGTTAAAGAATCGTGATCTATCTGCTTACAATAATGTTTGGGAAGGCCTATGCAGATTAACTGTAGATGGCGCTATATTTGCT